GAGCTACCATTTATGCACTCCTTTTAAACTAAACGGCCTTTAGTGTGACCTTGTCTAGCTATACCATCAGCACGTTTTGATGCTTTTGATCTGCCAGAAGATTTATTACCAGCATAAGCGCGACCACCGCCTTTTTTAGACATGGCCTTACTTTCATCACGACGATCTTTATATTTTTGCTCTTTCTTCTTACCATGACGAACACCTAAAGATTCATCAAGACGAGAATCGTAGCCTTGTACTTTACCGCCTTTTTTCATACCAGCAACTTTACGTGAGTGGCTTCTTCCTAATGCGGCTCTTTCCATAGTAGTCATGTCTTTGTAAGCTTTCTTTTTTGTTTTCTTTGTAACTTCTTTTTCTTTAGGTAGTCTACTTATTAATTTACGAAAATCACTTTTTACTTCTTTTCCTTCTCTGTAACCTTTAACTTTTCCGCCTTTTTTCATCATAGCTCTACCACTAGCATCAGCTAACTGACCTGGTCTATCAAAACCTTCTGTAGCAGTTAAGCCACGACCCATGCGATCTCTATTGGCAGCTGCCATTCCTTCTTTTGTGTAAGGATAGTGTTTATTTCCGACTTTCGGCATTTTATTTGCCTCCTTTAATCTTCACTTTTGTTCCTCCACCTTTGCACCGTATTAGTTTCCCAAATACGTATACCCGTCCATACTATAGTAAAAAATGCAGCTACATGAGGAAGCCATTCTAATAGTGTCCCCAAAACCGTAAACAACGAAGCTAGGTCTACCATGCTTTTTGTTTCATCTTTCATATGATCAAGCATGGTAGTTCCTAAATAACTCTTATCCACAAAACACCGTTATTAACGCAACCTGAGTTAACGTCATAATGGCAAAATCTGTGTTATTACTTCTGGTAGTTAATATACCAGCGCCAGGTATAGACATTTGCTGTGTAGTAGTTGCACTGCCTGGGGTATTAACTTTTAGAATTTCAGCGCCAGAAGTACTATTTAGATTAAAAACTACAGACCCAGCACTTGCAGCTCCTACATATTGAAACCCTCTAATTCTTGTGCGTGGTAAAGCTAAGGAACCTGTAGTTCCTATACTTACATTCCCAGCAGAAGCACCTGAAGCTGTAATTGATTGAATATATGAATAAAAGTTAGTTGAAGTTGCAGCAGCAGTGTCAGCTCCAGTAACTACTTCGGTTGTAGCAGTACCTGTTAAGTCACCTACTTTCTGCCCCACAATAGTAAAAGTATCACCACTATCATCGCCAGCGGAAGTAATAATAACTTTATAACCTATACCATTTACACCAGCATCATTGGTTAAAAGTGTAAGTGCACCAGCGCCTGATATAGACGCTGCTGCTCTATATAGTGTAGTGCTTACTGATGGCGTAATCGCCCAAACATCACTTGTGCTCATATCAGCCTCCTATTACGCAATAGTAGATATTGGTGACGATAATGCTTCTGCTTTCCAAGTAGAGTTTGTGCCATCATCTGATATGCATGTTATTTTAACTCTTGAGTTAACAACAGTAGAATTAGGTAATGTAAGTGTATCTCCTGCTACATCACTTGCTGGATTAGCAGCTGTACCACCCATTAATGATAACGCTCCAAACCAGTTTGAAACAGCAGCACCTGGTAAAACAAAAGTTACAGTTGTACCACCACCTACTGCGGTAGTTACAAAAAATTCATAAGTGAGACCTACATTATCTGTGCTTAAAGCAGGCATATTAACGACAATATCACCTGTTCCATCAACCTCAAAAAGAGTTCCTGATTGAGCAACTGTTAAAGTGGATGTAACTGCACTGCCTGTGTTGAATGTAGTACTATCTATTACTACTGGTCCATTAAAGCCAGCATCTGACGTAACTGGACCTGAGAATGTTGTTCTTGACATTTTAATTTCTCCATACAGAGTTAAGCTTACTAATCTTGTATGCGTCTGCCGGGGCAGTTTAGTAAGCCGGTTCTCCCGGTTTATTTAATCCTACACAATTTAAAGCTTTTACACAACGCAAAAAAAACCCCGCCGAAGCGGGGCTATGTTTAGGATCCAGTCACTTAATAAAAGGTGAATGGAAAATTAAGCACCTGGTGATCCAAACATTCCTAGCGGATCTGACCATCCAAAAGAATAACGCTCGCGAGCTTTGTAACGTACGTTACCAGTGTCGAAATCGCCATCCATAGATGTCGTCAACGCTGTACGCTCGAAGTGTTTCATACCATTAGGTACATCAGTAGTTAGGAAGTACGCATCGGTATCAGTTAAGAAATGATTAACTGAATAACCTTCTGGAATTGCACCGTTATTTTTCAATGCGTTGATGTCGTTATCAGCTGTACCCGGACGTTGGGCAGTATCTAATAAACGAGTTGCAACGAATTGTAAATCTGATGGAATTACCAGTCTGCGTGGTTTGGCAGCGATTAATAATCCTCTTTCATCCGTCCAATTTGAAATTTGAATTACTGCATTTTCCAATGCGGTTTCATTCAAATCAGAAGGAGTTGCTTGAGTATTACTATTCGTACCACCACTAACTAGAGGATGGTTAGTCACAGCTGATGCTGCATTAGTACCAAACAAAGAACGATCATCGCCGCCAAGAAAACTGCCGCTGAAACCGTTATTAAGAACATTAGCTGCTCTTACTTGTTTAGTATTAGCCATTGATCTAGCTAGAGCCTTGGTGTAACGAGCAGAAAGACTATCATATAGATTATCTTCTACCGCTTCTTCAGTTAAACTGAAACCCAAAGCTATTGTTACGTGATTGTAACGAGCTGTCCAAGCTTCTTGTGCGTTGTCATACGCAATAGCCGAACCTTCTGTTTTCAAAGGTGCTGCTGCGAAACCAGACAGTTTTGTTTCTTCTTCAAAAGATCTATCAGATGACTCTGTTTCAAAGATCTCTTTGTGCTCTTGACCATAACGCGCATATTCAAGTCCGAATAAGGCATTTAGGCCAGGGAGCAATTCTTTCATTAATTGCGCTCTTGAAATTGCCATGTCTTATATCTCCTTAAATACCGGTTGAGTTTTCATATGAGTGTTGACCTGCATTAAACTTAACTATAACGTCAGTAAATGCATCACCCACAGTTGAGTCTGTGCTTTCGACGAAATCAACAATACGAAAAGCAATGGTAGCCGTTTGAGCTGTCGTTGCATCGAGTGCGGTGTTTGAAACTCCGCTTGTTGTATCACCTGTAGATGTACTTTGCACTGCTGCTAATGGTGCGTTAGCACCTAAATCAGCCTGTGCTACTGCACCATCCGCTTGTACTTGAAAAAGCACATCAGGATCATCTACCACGTAAGCCATCGCATCTGAAGCAACTGTGCCTGTAGGCCAGTGATTCGAGAATGTTTTGTTCTTACTGGTAGGGTCAGTATAAGTACAACCTACAAAAACACCAATTACGCCAGCTGGGAACTGATCTGCATTACTGCCAATGTCAGTAACTACTTCAATCGTTCCAGCTGCTACTATATTAACTATAGAGCCGTTAAAGATGTTTGTTCCAAATCCAGACGCAATCTTAATGTGTCGAACAGCTCCCGCATAGGGAGTACCGCCGACGTGGTTAAGAGGCTTGAACCCATAAGGGGTTGCTGTAGTAGCCATTATTGTGTCTCCTTAATTTATTTATTGCCTTTTCCAAAAGAGGTAGTTTGACGTCCGTCTGAAAACTTAGGCATACGTGGATCGTTTTGATTCATGTAATGGTTTTCAATAGCTTCAGTCTGATTTTCAGTTCTTTGCTTATAATAAGCATTTCTCTGATCAACTATCTCTTGTGGGGCTTTACATAGCAACAGACCACCTATTTCAATCGAATCTTTAAAAGCCGATTTTGGATCTGTTACCAATTTGATTTCTGGGTGTTCGGAATGTTTAACCGGCTCCCAGCCCTCACGCATTTTAGAGGATACATTTATGTTATCAGCTACATTAAGAAGTGAAACTCTAATCCACCTATACGCCCACCCTGGTTGCTTTTTAAAATCTGGCAACAAAGACGAAGGTTTCCATTCTTTAGTTTTCAATACTTCTTCGCGAGTTTCAACATCGCGATCAGTTCTGTTAACTTTTTCCGTAGGTTTAGTACGTTTTGGTTCAACATTTTTTGCTTCTTTTTTTGTAACTTTATCCATTTGCATTCTCCAATTTCATCATTTCTCGTGCATATTGTTCCGGCGTTAGCTTAAGCTTTCTAGCTAAAGCAACTTGCGTTTTTGATAAACGTATTTTCTTTGGCGCGGTAGTCCGCGTTGCTGGAGCAACTACAGTTGAAGGTTTGCGTTGGCTAGGTTTATCCTGCTCCAACGTGCTGTCCCCAAAATTTTCTGGGAACCGTTTTTGCATCGTTTCATCTATACGACGGTAGTAAACATCCGAAGAAGGGTCAATTCCTGACCTGACTAACTTTTCATGCAATCCTAAAGCTAAGCTAGTCATCTCTTCATCTTTACCGAACCAGTTATTTTTTGCTTGCCATTCCTGGGCTCTAGCATCTGGTACGGGTACTCTAGGTTGTAATTCATTTTTTACACCTTTTTCATTATCTTGTAAAGCCTTTTGCTTAGAATATTTAGGCTTTAGCGATTCAGCTCTATTTAATTTGTATTGAGCCTCATTCATTTGAGTTTGAGCTTCTACAATAAGATCAGTTTCTCCTGTTTCATAAGCATCGCTATAATTACGTTTAGCTACTTCCATTTCATGTTTTGAAGAGTCTTGAAGGGCCTTTATGTATTCTTCTTCCCCTACACTTAATGTTTGTTTGAGGTTATTGTTTTCACCACTAACATTTCTAGCAAATCTTACTGCTTCTTCTTTTTCTCTTTCCGCTGCTTCTTTTGCCCTTCTTTCGTCATGCCACACTTTTTTAAGCTGCGCCATACGTTGTTTAACACGCTCTGAATAATCTTCTAGCGTGTCATTTTCTATTTCATCTACTACTTTTTGGGGAAGAGGATCTCTATTTCTGTCCTCAATCGGCGTGTCATCTTCTTCTTCAACTAATAAATCTTCTTCTTGAAGTTTAGGCTCCTGTTCTACTTTTTCTATAGCATTGGGAGGAGCAACTTCTACATTTTCTGTCCCTTCCATTTTTACTTCTACTTCTTCCCCCTCTAATTCAGCAGGGATTTCGTTAATAATTTGATCACTCATTTTAATCTCCTATGCGCGTTCATACCCGCGAGGGTCGTCTACAACCGCCTCGACAGTATCATCGTTAATAATGCGGAACTCCCGACCATGAATTCTGATACGAGTGCCCGAATATGCTCTAGTTATAACAAAATCACCTTCTTTACACCATGCTCCAGTTGGAAAACGACTTTTATCTGTATATGCCATATCTCCTAACTTCATTACAAAAAGTACAACTGTAGAATGTTCTTCAATAGTTTTAGTCTTTTGCGCTTTTATAATACCACTTTCATAAGAAGCGTCTACTTCAGGAACAGCACACAAAAGCCTAAACCCTTTAACTTGCGGTAGTTGCGTAGCTTTTTCTACGTAATCTACATCGGCTTCCGGTGGTGGTTCATCAAATTGAGCTAACTCTTTTTGTTCATCTATAATATGTTGAGGAGCTATGATTTCACTCATATTCATCCTCCTCTTTCAATGATCTAAGTCCTTCAGCAATCAAGGACTGCACTATAAGATAGCCTCTTATTACACCACAGGCGTGTTGGTAAGCTCCAAAATTATCTGCTGTACCATCTCCTAAACTTTCTAACATCTCTTTGCGTCTCTCTTCTATTTTATCAGATAGAAGTTTTAACGTTTCTTCTTGCATAATAATCACCCTTCGGTTTGTGTTTTAGTATCTTTCCTCTTAGTTCTTTCTTTTAATTTAACATCATGAGTTTTATCTTCTCTGGCTTTATCTTCTTGTACTACTTTTACACCTAATCTAGCACCTTCTATTAACTGTTTAGCTTGTAAATCCTTATCTTTTTCTACAGCTTGAGCCCCTAATTTAGCTCCTTCTATACGTTCACGAGATTCCATTTCCATGCGATCTAATTGTCCTTTTTGTACTTCAATCGCTAAACGTTCTTTATCAAGCTCAATATCAGCCATTACTTTTTGAGCTTTAGTTTGAGCCTCTTGTTGTTTAATTTGTAATTCAGCTTGTTGCATTTGAATAAGAGGATCTTGCGCTTGTTGTTGCGCTTGTTGTTGCTGTATTTCAGCAGTGTTTTTTTGTAATAATTGCTCACCAGCAGCGGCAGAAAGTCTAGCTACATCATTTTGAGCATCGGGTGGTAATGGTTGTTCTGGTTGTGGAAGTGGTACTCCTAATTGTTCTTCCATTTGCCTACGATATGCAAAACCTATGTGTTCCGCTACATGTGCTTCCATAGCTGATTGAAAAGTAGCAGCGTTAGGACTTTGACCAACTAACTGTTTTAGTTTTGGATCCTGAGCAAACGCCATGTGTACTTTTATGTGAGCTTCATGGTCTTGCTCTATAAATGCCTTAACTGGTTTGCCATTTATCATATTCATGTTTTCTGCAACAGGATCTAACATATCAATATCATCTTTTTCAGGAACTAACTTATCTATATTCTTAATCCCTAATACTTCTAACATTTCTCTGTTTAACTGCACCAAATCATAAATAGCAGGATTGGCCTGAGCCATCTGCATTACAGCTTGATACTGTACTACTTTCTGAGACATCGTAGCTGCGTTAGGGTTAGATACAGGTATTATTTCTACTGAATTATAGTCCTCTTGTTTAACTGCTCTATTGCCATCTACAGGTTCGTAAGAATAATCTGCAGAAGTGTTATCTCTAATAATATTTTTTAATAATTTAAACTCAGCTTTCATAGCATAGTGAATACGTGCTTGAACAGCTGACATAACTTTAAGAGTTCGTTCTAGAATAGCAAGTGTAGTGCCCACAGGAGCTTGAGAAGACATATCCGAAACTTTCATATCAGCGGCACTAGCAAACCTACGCCCTTCATCAATAATTTGATTCATTAATGAATTTAATACTTGGCTAGGTTCCTTATAAGGAAGTGGTAAAATATTATCTCTCAAAGTCCCTGCAGGAACATCTATATCACGCCATTCAGCTGGAGCTATAGGCGTATCATCTCCTCTAATTCTAAGTCCTCTGGATTTAAACCCACCCGGAAGATTAGATAAAGTACCAGCATCTACTAATTGTCTAAGAATCATAGTACCTGACTTAGCAAAAGCACCAATTAAATGAATAAGCCCAAAACAATAAAAACCAAAGCCAGGAATATACCCATAGTGCACAAAGTGCTGACGTTTTATTTTACCCGGATCAACAGGGTCCCAATTACGCCTTATAGATAAAATAGCACTTGAACCTTTTTCTATAGTAACTACATATGGTATAGCTATTCCGGTTTTCTTTCCGTCTTTGTCTTTATCTTCATATCCCTCTATATCCAAGTCCACATGCATTTCTAAGATTTTATATCTATCGTCTGTGGTAGCATCAAAACCCATTTTTTCAGCTATTTTCTTTTCTACTTCTTCTAAATCATAACTAGGCTCCCCAATATCTATATCTCTATAAAACCCAGAAACCTGTAACTTTCTCATTTCATTTTTAGTCTTACGCATAACATGAGTTACGCGCTGAGCAGTTTCTAAATTGGAAGCACCATAAGGAACTACAATATCTTCAGCGGGTACAAATATAGATACTTGTCTTGCAAGATTGCTATCATAATAAACTTTTTTAAACGCGTTACCGGCAAGACCCAAGCCCCATAACATTCTTTCATGCTCAGGACGATATTCAGGCATCAGCTCCATAAGCTGATAGTTCATGTTTTCTTTAACACGCTGAGATGCGTCTATGTTTTCTTTGGTTTCTTGGCCAATAATCTGGCATTTAACAGGGCCTGTAGCTGGAAAAGTCTCCATCATAGTTTCAGCTTGGAATTTAACTAACGCCTCAGTCATTAACGGATGGAAAACATTACACGCGCCTTCCCAAGGTTCTGACCTGTCTTCAAGTTTAAGTCCTAATAACTCTAAACCATCTACATAAGTATCTAGCCAATCTCTACGAGAATTAACATCAGACTCAAATTCACCTAGCAATTCACTGGTTATTTCATCCAGAACTTGCTCATCCATTTCTTCAGCTAAATTGTCATTAAAGGAATCATCTATGGCAGCATCGGGGTCTATGGTTAATTCGGTATCACCAGCGGTAATAGTTACGCTTTCTGGATCTTCTATTTCAATCTCTATTGCTT